GAGGTGACGCATGGACGCAATCGACCTTGTTCGGGAACATTTCGCTTCACTCGGCACCAAGAAAATTGAGGTGCCCGAGTGGAAGCTCACGGTTTACGCAACGCCGGTCACTCTCGCGGAGAAAAACAAGCTCTATCGCAAGAGCCGCGAGAGCGACATGGAGTTGCTCGTTGACATTCTGATCCTAAAAGCGGCCGACGCCGACGGGAAGAAGCTCTTCGACATTGACCACAAGCCGACGCTCTTGAACAAGGCCGACAGTAACATCGTTGCGCGCGTCGCCAACGCCATTATCTCGACGGAGGCGCCCGCGGTTGAAGAGCTAAAAAACTGATCCACGGCGGGGAGGCTTCCGACTTCCTCGCCGTTTATGCTATTGCGGATCGCCTCGGGAAGTTCGCGCACGAAGTCGCAGCCATGCCGGTTCAAGAATTGAACGGCTGGCTCGCTTACATAGACCACCAGAACAAACTCAACAAACCAAATGGCTAGCGCAACATTCCAGCTCAGGGCGGCAGACGAGACGGCGCAGGCGTTTGCGAGCGTGCAGAATCGTTTGCAGAAAATGCACGCGACGGCAAAGCAGGTTGGTGTTGGGATTGCTAGTTTCTTTGGATTGGGCGCGGCGGTCGGTGGCGTTAAACGACTCGACGCATTTCTTGAAGACGCGGAGAGGAACGCGAAAAAGCTTGGGCTCACTTCGGAGGATTTGGACAAGCTGACAATCGCCACGGGATTTGCCGACGAAGCCGCGATGAAGCTCCAAACCACGGCTGCGCTTGCTGCGGCTGCATTGGCCGGCGCATTTACCGGCGGGGACATTGCCGGGAAGGCGGCCGAGATTCGCATCACGCGCGTCGCCGATGCGCTCAAGATTGCGAATGATGAAGCTGCAATGCTCGACGAGCAGATGAAGAACATCGGAGGCGGTGAAACTCAAAACGCGGACATGGCAAGGAAACGAGCAGCGCAGATTCGCGAAAATGCCGACGCGATCAAAGCGTCTGATCCGCTCAAGTATCAGCAAGAAATCAACAAGGCCAAGGCGCTTGAGGTCCAAATCGCGCAAACGCTTTTCTCGGTTAACGAGAACTACAAGAAATCGCTCGAGGCGTTTGGCGTAGCTCAAAGCAAGCTCTACGGCGAAGAGGTCTCGGCCGCCGAAAAGATCGTTGGACTTCGCGCCCGCGAAAGTCAGCTGATGCAGGATTTATCTGCCACCTCCCTGAACGACTCAGAGAAGCGCGCGAAAATACTCGACGAGATCACGGGGATTTACGGCAGGCTTATTCCGTTGGTTGCTGAAGATAAAAAGCTGGCGATGGAGGCTGGGCAAATTATCGCGCAAGGATTCGAGGATGCCGTCATATCCGGCGAAAATCTGCGCGAAGTTCTCAAGGGCTTGGCGCAAGACCTGATTCGCCTCGTGTTTCGCCAGCAAATAACGCAACCGCTGGCTTCCGCGGTCGGAAGCATTTTCGCCGGATTCCGAGCCGAGGGCGGTCCCGTTGGCGCCGGCAGCGCGTACATGGTCGGCGAGAAAGGGCCCGAGCTTTTCGTTCCTGGCTCGTCTGGTAGCATCGTGCCTAATGGCGCGATGGGCGGTGGCAGCGGCAAAGGCGGCTCGTCGGTAAACATCACCTACAACATCGCGTCCGGCGTCTCGCGCTCGGACCTCGTGCCGATCCTCGACCAAGAGCGCAAGCGGCTCAAGGCCGAGATCCCAGACATGGTTCGGCGCGGCGGCTCTTACCGCGCTGCGTTCGCTTAATCGCAAAGCATCATGGCTATCACTTACCCACTCACGCCTCCTTCGCCGTTTCGCGCGAGCCGTCTCAGCTTCACCGGCGTTTCGTCGGTCTCGCGGAACCTTTCGCCGTTCACGATGCAGGTTCAGCAATACAACTGGCCAGGTCAGGCGTGGATGGGCTCCGTTGAATGTCCGCCGATGGTGCGTGCCGATGCCGAGGCGGTCATCTCGTTTCTCTTGGCGGCGCATCGCGGCACGTTCTATTTTCAAGACTACGCTAACCCGCTGAACCGAGGCGGCGTCACCGGGACGCTCACCGTGACAACGGCCACGGCAAACTCGAGCACGCTGACATTTTCCGGCGCCACCGGATCGTTCGCTTTGGGCGACTGGCTCCAAATCTCGACGAGCCTTTACAAAGTCGTGCAGGTCAATTCCTCGTCGTCGGTTGAGGTGTTCCCGGTGCTTCGTTCAAGCTACGCCGCAAGCACGCCGATCACCTACGCAAACGCAAAGGGCGTCTTCCGCTTGGCTTCGCCGCAGACCGAGTGGTCAATCGACCTTGCCTCAATTTACGGCGTCAACTTTTCGATTATGGAGGACGTTGCCACATGAGCATAACAACCGCAGGCCGCACGATCTCGGCCGACATGGTGGCGGAAGTCACGACCGCGCAGCTTTCGCCGATCCTGATGGCGCAGCTCGACTTCTCGACGCCGCTTTATCTTTGGACCGGCTACGGGACGCTGACCTACAACGGCATTGGCTACCTAGGTCTTGGCACGCTTGGCACCATTTCTCCGGTGCAGGAGACGACCGACCTTTCGGCGCGCGGCATCACGATGCAGCTTTCCGGCGTACCCACCGCAATGGTCTACGACGCGCTCACCGAGGATTATCAGGGCCGGACGTGCTCGGTGATGTTCGGCGCGCTTTCACCGACGGCCGGTTTGATCTCTTCGCCCATCACCGTGTTCTCTGGTCGAATGGACGTGATGCAAATCTCGGACGACGGACAGTCATCGCTCATCACCATGAGCGCGGAAAACAAGCTGATCGATTTCAAGCGCACGCGCGAAATCCGATACACCGACGAGGATCAGCAAACACTTTTCCCTACCTACGCTTCGATCACGATGCCCGACCTCGGGCTTGAGTTCGTCAACGCGATCCAAGAGAAGACGATTTATTGGGGCAATCAGAACCACACGAACGGGAGCAACTGGAACGGCGGCGGCGAGACGACCGCGCTGGACAACGAGTAACCATGAAACGCGCCGAGAATTGGCCAACCCTGCTGACCGCCTACATCGAGGAACGGCGCGAGGTTTCGTTTACGTGGGGAAAGGCCGATTGCTGCCTATTTGCGGCCGATTGGGTGCGCCTCGCTACTGATCTAGACCCTGCGGCTGATTTGCGCGGCAAATACGATTCTGCGCTAGGCGCTCGACGCATCATTAAACGGCGCGGCGGGCTTGCCGCAATGGTTGCGCGGGCGCTGACTCCGCTCAGCTTCCGCGAAGTTGCATTATCGCTCGCCACACGCGGGGACATTATCGTTCGCGACTCGGGCGACGGCGATTGCGCGGGCGTGGTGCTCGGCAAGCAATCGGCTTTCGTCGGGCGCGACGGGCTGCGTTTCATACAAACCAACCTTCAAGCAGACGCGCGGGCGTGGAGAATCTAACATCATGCCAAGTTTACTCGTCGAGGCGGCCTACTACCTTTATGTTGCGGTGCAGGCCGTAGGCATCCCGCTTTCACAAGCCGCGGCAATCGCTACCGTCAACTTCATCGCCGTGACCGCGGCGTCAATGGCCGCGTCGAAACTCCTCGCGCCGAAGATGCCGAGCTTCGCGGATTCATCGATTGCTGAACGCTCGCAAATGGTGCGCTCGCCCATTGCCTCGCGCCAAATCATTTACGGCACGTCGAAAGTTTCCGGCGTCCTCGTTTACATTTCGACCACTGGCACGAAGAACGAGTATCTTCACCTTGTCATTGCGATGGCTGGCCACGAGGTCGAGGAGATCGGCGACGTTTATTTCGGAGACGAACTCGCGCTGACCGGATCGGGCTCGTCGGCGACTGGACGTTTCACCGGCAAGGCCGAGATTTACAAGCAACTCGGCGGAAGCGCGCAGGTCGCGCAGCCGCAGCTTGTCACGGCCACCTCTGGCTTGACCGACGGTAAATGGACGAGCGCGCATCGGCTGCGCGGGATCGCCTACATGTACGTTCAGCTCACTTGGGATACGGAAGTTTTCGCGAACGGGATTCCGAACATCTCCGCAATCGTGAAGGGCAAGAAGGTTTACGACCCACGCACGACGACGACCGTATGGAGTGCAAACCCCGCGCTCTGTCTGCGCGACTACCTCACGAGCGACCTGGGGCTCGCGATGAGTTCGACCGAAATCGATGACGACGCCGTGAAGGACGCGGCAAACATCTGCGACGAGCAAGTGCAAATACTGCCGCTATCGCCGCTCACCGAGGAAAACCGCTACGACTGCAACGGCGTGCTCTCGACCAGCGAATCTCCCGACTCAAACATCGGGAAGCTCCTTACGTCAATGGGAGGGCTCATCGCCTATTCTGGCGGGAAAATCGTGATGTATGCCTCGGGCTATCGCATCCCGACCGTTACGCTGACCGAGAAGCATTTCGCTGGAGGAATGAACGTGCAGACGCGCACGAGCGCTCGCGACCGCGTGAACGCCGTCAAAGGCGTTTACGTGTCAGAGGCGAACCAATGGCAGGTCTCGGACTTTCCGTCGATTGCGCCGGCCGCGTATTACACGGCAGACAACAGCACGCGCTACTGGCGAGACGTGGTGCTGCCGTTCACGACCTCCTCGTCTTGCGCGCAACGCCTAGCGGTCATTGAGCTTCGACGCGCTCGCGAGGAAATCACATTCACCGCGCGCTTCCGCCTTGAGGCGATGCAGGTCCGTGCGGGCGATACGGTGATGATCACCAACGCGAAGCTAGGTTGGACGGATAAGGTCTTTGAGGTGATGGAGTGGCATTTCACAACCGACGGAAACCCGCCGCAGATCGGCGTTGAGATGACGATGCGCGAGACGGCCTCGAGCGTTTACGATTGGAGCGTGGGCGATGAGATTGCCGTCGCCGACGCGCCAAATACGACGCTTCCGAATCCTTACGAGTTGAGCGCGCCGACGAATCTCACGCTCACGGCGAACGGAACGACGCAACTTATTCAAGCCGACGGCACGGCGATGCCTCGAATCCTTGTTTCGTGGAGCGCACCGGCCGAGACGTTCATTCAATCGGGCGGCGTTGTCGGCATTGAGTACAAGGAGAGCACGTCGACAACTTACCTCACATGGTCTCGCGTGTCCGGCGATCAAACGCGCGACTACATTTCGAGCGACGTGAAGATCGGCTTGACCTACGACGTGCGCATCTTTGGCGAGTCTTACTTCAACGTCTCGACGAGCTATTTGACCGCGCAGACCGGCGTTGCCAAGGA